CAGGAACATCAATGGCAAATCCAGAAGTCATCGCCCCATTAGACAAATTAAAATCTATGATTGGTGTTAATGGTAGTGGAGCTGTTGAAGTATTTGGAACAATAAGTGGACAAGATATTTTATTAAGTTCAGATCGAGCAAGAAATAACAGAACAAGAACAAGAGGTTATTAATGGCAATAGATAATAGAATACAATATAAATTTAAAAGCGATAGAGGTACTTTTTATAGACTTACAATCATTGATACTATAAGTTCAACATCAACTCTTTTTGATGATGTTTTTGCTAATAATGAGGGTTTTAGATTGAGTTATGAAACTAACGATGATGATAGATTTACTGGTTTAATACCATCTAAAGTTGATTTTAGTTTTTTTATTGATGATAATTCTGGTAACGGAACACCAAGCAATATAACCACAATAGTTAATTCTATTAAAACATCAGACTATAAAAAGTGGCAATTAAAAATTGAAAATTCTGATGACGATTCAACTTATTACTTATTTTGGGCAGGTAATTTGCTAAATGACATAAACGCTGAAGGTGATATTTCTCTACCAAGAGAAATTAAACTAACTGCTATTTGTGGTCTCGGTGCTTTAGAAAATATACCTTTTAATGAAGAGGTGGTATATGATTTCGATTCAACTTATACTGCCTACCGATATATATATAACTCCTTGACTACTGATGTTGATACTGAAAATAACTGGGGATCAAGTGATAGATTTATTAGAACAGTTGTTGATTGGACACCATATCCAGCACAAAGAACACAAAATAGAGATCCACTAAACCTCTCAAGATTCAAGTGTTCTGCTTACGCTCCAGTTGATGAAAATGGAACTAGACAACCAAAAACAGCTTTTAAGTTATTAAATGATATTTGCAAGGTTTTTGGAGCTAGACTATTTTTATCAAATGGTATTTGGACTTTTATACAAGTTAATACTTATGAACAAATGGCATCTTCTGATCAGTTTAGAAGAGATTACACAAAGAGTAATAATGGAAGCACATCATCGCCAAGCTTTAGCACGTCTTATTCTGAAAATAAAACTGAGGATGGAACAAATATACAGAGATTAGCTGGTAATGATTTTGACTCATTAGCTATTTTAAAAGAAGCAAATTTAAAATATGAAATGTTCAGAAGTTATGATTTGATACCTAATAATATAAGTGGTAATGCTGGATCACAAACACCAATAAACAACGCTTTAGTAGCTTGGAATGGTTGGCATACTGTGGGTGAGGGTTTTAATACTGATGGCGATATTTATGGAATCAACGACTCCACATCTGACAAAATAAGTTTTAAATTGGGAGAACTGACTCAGTTAGATGGTCAAACAATAAGGGTTAAAAGAAGATTTAACAGAGCTTTTAACGGAACTTCAACTCAATTTAATAACATTATTACAAGTGGTGGAAAGGCTGCAATTTTATTCTTTCATAGATTAAAATTAATAGGTGCTAGTTCAACTGTTTATTCTCGTTATACATATACAACAGGTGGTGCATCTCCTTGGACTTCAACCTCTGCTTATGGAAATGCTCCAGACTATGGAGCTTCAACATCTGCTGGATCTTTAGGATTTGTAGGTTTTACACCATCAAACTTTTTTGTTTTAGATTTTGAAACAGAAGAAGTACCTTTTGGTGGTGATTTATTTTTTGAATGTTTTGCTAGAGTTTTTTTTAACTATGGGTCAAACGACCCAGACACTGGAACAGAAATAACAACAACAGCAGATCAACAAAAGTTTTTTATTTTTTCTGCACCAGAAAATGCAGATGATCAACTGATACAAGCATATATAAACGGAGAATCAACAAGTCAACAATTTTTTAGAACAACTCAAGATATTTCTAATGGAGTGACTTATGAGGTAGGTGAAGTTTTTATTGGAACTGGTCCATTATCAGCGCAAGGAGCTATCTCTGTTTTTAACTTTGATACAAGTGCTTTTGACAATGGTAATGTGGCTACTTATGTTGCCTATGGCACTGGTACTGGAAAATCTATCAGCAAGTTATTACTTAATCAAATTATGATTGGTCAACATAATGGAGCAAGTATTTTTAACGGTAGTTTGAAAATACTATCTAATAACGTACAATTAAATGGATATAAATTTAATAATGGTATTACTATTGATAGCAAATTATATATTCCTTATGAATGTACTTTTATTGCAAATCAAGACACTTGGCAGGGCGAATGGTATGAAATAAATACAAGTGTACCAACTTTGACAGATACATTAGATGCTCAAAGTTTAAATAATAATACAAATAACACATCATCTACTAATAGTTGGTAATATGTCACTACAACAATATCTAAATAATAAAGTTTTAGCAACAGTATCAGATGCTTTTGAAGGAGGTGCAACAACTGTTTTATCTATTTCACCCCTTAATCAAAAAATGGCTTTTAGTGGTGACGTTGTTAAATTAATACATAGGGGAACTGGCA